CTTCAGGTATAGGAGTTACCGTGTCATTTAGTGCATAAGTGATTAGTGTCATTCTATCATCAACACTACTCTCAGATTTAATTTCGTTAATGACAGATTCGATGCGGTTCATTTGATACCTAATTCGTCCTCGGTGATGATCTTAAATTCAATTCTTCTGTCAGCACAAAACTCATGAGCAGCTCTCCACTTTGCTTTATTAACCTCCCAAGTAGTACATTCATAGATGTATGATTTGGTCACCTTTTTTCTTTTTGTTGGAGGTTTTGTCTGCTTCTTTGGTTTTACCTCAATGACATATGTTTTAATTTCACCGGTACTTTCCTTTACCTTTATAATGAAATCGGGAAAATACTTATGAACTCTATTATCAACAGGAGAGACGTATGGAATGTGAAACTCTTCACTCCCCCATTGGAGGATACTCTCATTTAGATCACACCAACGACAAAACTTGCGTTCCCAACTACTTCGGCATATAATATTTGTATAATCACCTTTATATTTGTTGGGATATGACGGCCGGTATTTACTCTTGATACTTTCTGCCATACATAATATATAAGGTAAAAACTATTTATAGATGGCACTCACCGATAGACTTGGCAAATCTAAAACAATTGCTGAGATTAAATCAGCACTATTAAATCCTGCTTTAACATCACACTTTGATGTTGAAATTCCTTTTCCCTCTGCATTGAGATCACTTCTTGGTGTTAACCAAAGGTCTTTTAATCTATCCTGCAGTGAAGCTAGTCTTCCTGGATCTCAACTAGCAACTCTTGAGAATAATAATGACCGCACAGGTGTGACTGAAAAACATGCATATAGAAGACAGTTTGACGATAGAATTGATCTCACATTCTATGTTGATGCAGAGAAGTACACGTCAATTCGTTTCTTTGAGAAATGGATATCATTTATTATGAACGAAGATCAAGGTGGTCTTCAGGGCGGAGGTCCATTAAATACACAAGAACCAAATATTGCATCGAGATCATATCATTACAGAGCAAGATATCCAAATGAATATATTATGGATCAAGGATTAAAGGTGACAAAGTTTGAAAGAAACTATCAAAATTCTTTGACTTATAATTTTGTGAGAGCCTTCCCACTTTCTGTTAGTTCAATGCCGCTCACCTATGAGTCATCTTCATTATTAAAAGTATCCGTATCAATGAGTTATATTAGATACTATCTTGGTAACGGAAGTAATCCTACAAAAAATGCGCCACCGGTATTACCTACGTTACCTACAGTTCCAGAACAAGCAAAACAAAATAGTAAATCTTTTGATCCGAATCTATATACTCCATCTGTCAACTCTGATTCATCCTTTAGAAAAAATATAAACAGAGTTACTCCAGAGGATGCTCGTCTAATTCAAGAGGAAGCAAACTTTACTATGTTCTAAAAGTACAATAAATAACAATACTGAAATCCATCTATAGGACATTATGCCTTTACCAAAAATTGCCACACCGGTATATGAACTTGAATTGCCATCTACAGGTGATACAATTCAATATAGACCATTCCTTGTAAAAGAGGAGAAGGTTCTTGTGATTGCTTTAGAGAGCGAAGATACAAAGCAAATCACAAATGCTATCAAGAATGTAATTAAGAACTGTATTCAAACTAAAGGTATCAAAGTGGAAACTCTTCCAACTTTTGATATTGAATATTTGTTTTTGAATATTCGTGGTAAGTCTGTTGGTGAAGAGATTGAAGTTAATGTCACATGTCCTGATGATGGAGTAACTCAAGTTCCCATTACAATTAACTTGGATGATATTAAAGTTCAGAAAAATGAGGAGCACACCAATAAAATTAAGTTAGATGATACTATCATGATGGAGATGAAGTATCCTTCTCTTGAACAATTTATTAAAAATAATTTTGACTTTGAAGATGGTAATGCAATGGAGCAATCTTTTGACTTGATCTCGACATGCATTGATAAAATTTATACTGAAGATGAGGTGTGGGCAACTGAGGATTGCACCAAGAAAGAAATTGTTGAGTTCTTAGAACAGATGAATTCTTCTCAGTTCAAAGAAATTGAGAAGTTCTTTGAGACGATGCCTAAATTATCCCATTCAATTAAGGTAAAAAATCCCAAAACAAAAAAAGAAAATACTGTTGTAATTGAGGGATTAGCGGGTTTTTTCGCATAGCCCTGATCCATATGGATCTGGAGAACTACTATAAACTCAATTTTGCCTTGATGCAGTATCATAAATATTCATTAACTGAGATTGAAAACTTGATGCCTTGGGAACGAGACATCTATGTTGCATTATTGCAACAGCATCTTGAGGAAGAGGAATTAAAGCAAAAGCAAAGGAATGCCATCTAGTAAATTCGGTTCTAAGTTTTTAGGTGAAAGATACCAGCAGTATGTTGATGAACTTACTGCTGAAGGAACCATAGATGGTGAAAAATTATCTCCTACTGAAAGAAAAGAAGGATTTAAAAAGAGAAACGATAAGATAGGATTTGAAGATTTTGTTGAAAAAGTTTTAAAGAGAAAACAATCAGCAACAGTTTCAAAAGAATCAACAGCATTACCAGGAGGAGGTGGTGGTGGAGCACTGGTGAAAGCACCAGCACCAGCAGTAGGAATAACAAAATTTGATCCAAGTAAGATCGCTCCTGAGGCCGCTGCGGGTGGTGGTATACTTGAGGAAATATTAAAGATTGTCACGTCTATTCGAGACACTCTGATTGAAAAAAATAAGTTTGATGTAGGTCAGTCTAAGAAAAATAATCAAACCACAGAGAGAACAAAGAGAGCGAAGAAAGAAAAAGGATTAGAGTCTGGTATCTTCAAAGGTCTGAAAAAAACAACTGAAAAAGTTCTTGCACCAGTAAAGGGATTGTTTACGCAAATCTTTGATTTTATAAAAACTGTTATACTAGGTAGAGTTGTATTTAAGATCCTTAAGTGGATGGGTGATCCTGAAAATAAAGAGAAGATTGATAACCTTATCAGATTCTTCAAGGACTTTTGGCCTGCTATTGTTGGAGCATATTTATTATTTGGAACTAAGTTTGGTGCCCTGATTAGAACCATTGGTGGTTGGGCAGTTAAAATTATTAAATTTGCCGTACCAAAATTACTTAGATTTGTATCACGAAATCCGAAAGCAGCAGCGGCATTGGCAGTTGCTGGTGGTGTTGGAATGTTGGGCGCAAGAATATTAACGGGTACAGAAGTTGATGGTAGTGAAGAAACATCTGAAGAAGATCAAACTCCTGAACAACAACAGAAAGCAGAGGTCAAAGCAACACAAACAACAGCAACGGAAAGTTTAAAGGAAGAAGAACCTGTAAAAATGGCCAAGGGTGGTAAAGTCCCTGGATCTGGGAATAAAGATACGGTTCCTGCAATGCTCACGCCAGGTGAGTTTGTGATGAGTAAGGGGGCAGTTGCAAAATATGGTGTAGATACAATGAGATCTATGAATGCATCTGGTGGCGGCACAGGTATTCCAAGTCTTATGTCAAATGGTGCATTTGGATATTCAAGTGGTGGTGGACCTGGTATAGAACCATCTGAAGAACCTGGTGGAAGAAATAAAGAAGGGACAGAAAAATCTAAACCTAGTGGAAACTTCTTAACCAAATTATTTGGTGGAGGGAAGAAAGAATCACCTTCAGAACCTGCAGAACAAACTCCATCAGGTAGTAGTCTGACTGAAACTCAACAAAAAGCATTGCAAGTTCTTGCCAAGTATGAATCTGGAGCAGCAGGATATGATGCAGTAAATCAAATTGGAACTGCTGGTGGTAGAGGAGTTAAAGGATTCTCGGGTGACATTAAGAAGATGCCACAACATAAGGGTAGATCACTAACAGATTTTACCATAGCAGAAATTAAAAAATTACAATTAGATGACAAAACAATGTCTGATGATCAATGGATAGAGTCTGGTAAACTTCATGCTGTTGGCGCATATCAATTCATTGGTAACACTCTTCCTGGAGTTGCACAAAGAGCAGGTATACCAGACGATGCTAAGTTCACCCCTGGTGTTCAGGATCTGATGGCACTTCAGTTAATGAAAGAGCGTGGAATTTCCCCTTGGGTTGGTCCAAGTGATAAAGCAACTCCTTCGGAGAGAGCAATCGTTGAGAAGGCAAGAAATCAACCTATAGCATACAGTCCATCAATGTCTACTGGAGGAGCTATCACTGCATCTGCTGCATCTTCTGGAAGTGCCTTAAGTAGTGGTGGTAGTAGTGGTGGTAGTGGGTCAACATCTACGTCAGGTGGTAGTAATAAAAAACCAAAGAAATTTAATTATGCACAGTTGAGAAAAGAATTGGGTGTGACGACAGCATCTGTTTCTAAATCATCAAGACCATCATCTACTGCTGCATATTCTCAGATGCAGAATAATACTCAACAGACACCACAAACACAAGGTGAAAAAAGTGTTTCACCTGGAGTTCCAACATTTGATGCTGCTGCAATGTCTTCTCAAAAGAAGATAAAAACTTTAGGGATAACGGTGTAATCTATGGCAATTACTGCACAAAAGTTACTCCCTCAAAGTAAAAGTGGAACAATAACTCCGATAAAGAAAGGTGCGATTACAAAAATTACACCAATAGGAACAAAAGAATCTTCTGTAGAAAGCAAGGGTGAAAAGAAAGATACTCTTATAGTCATAAAAGAGAGATGTATTGAGATAGATACTCTTCTCAGAGGTTCTCTTGCGCTAGATAAAATTAGGGCAGATCAAGCACGAAAGAAAACAGAAAAACAAACACGTTCCAAAAAAGAAACTGAATTAGAAAAAAGTGACGACAAAGATGAAAAGAAAGGAAAAGGTCTTAAACTTCCTAAGATAAGTTTCTTTGATCGTATCAAGAATTTTATTAAGAATGTTATTCTTGGTTTTATTGTAGTCAGGTTATTAAAGTTTGCTCCACAAATAGCAAAAGTTGTATCTTTCTTGAAACCTGTTGCTAAATTTATCTTTGGTATTGGTGAAAAACTATTAGAGGGATTTGTTAATCTTGTTGACTTTGGATATAAGATTTACGACTCTGGTAGAAAGTTTATTGGTGATAAGTTAGGTGATGAAGCATTAGCCAACTTCGATAAATTATCTGGTGCAATCAATACAATGCTGAACCTGGCATTGATTGCTGCCATGGCAACTATGGGTGGTCGTGGTAAAAAACCTAAAACAAAACCTAAAACAAAACCTAAAACAAAACCCAAAACAAAGGGTAGGGTTAAAATTGATAAAAAATTGAAGAAAATGGGTCTGACTAAAGAGCAGATCAAAGCATATAATAAAGCAGTTGATGGTGGTGCTAGCACTACAGGAGCACTTACACAAGCAAAGAAAGTCAAACCAAAACCAAAAGGGTTATTTGGTAGAATTGGGCAGGGACTTTCTGATTTTGGATCTGGTGCTAAAGACCTTGCAACCAAAAGCGTTAAAGCACTTGGTGGCGGATTAAACTTTTTATCTGGTGGTAATCTTGGTAAGTTTGGAAACTTCTTACAAGATCAATATAAGAATGCATCTAAATTTGCACGAGGACAATACGATAAGGTTGCTCAAGTTGCTTCAAACTTAAAAAATAAAGCCTATCAAGGCATCGATAATTTTAAAAAGGGAGCTGCTAATATTGCAGATAATGTAAAAAAAGCAGCAATCCAAAAAGTTATAGAACCTTTAAAACCAATTTTTGATCCAATATTAAAGCGGGTTAAAAAAGTTGGTGAAAGTATTATGGGTATCTTAAAAAAGATACCTGGATTTGAACTCGTAGACAAGGTTCTAAGGAAGAATGGTATAAAAGGTATTGGTGATGCGAAAGGACTTCTCAAGAAAGTAGGTGGAAAAGCAATACCAATTGTTGGTGGTATCGTTAACCTCTTATTTGCATATGATAGATTAGCTCAGGGAGATTTGATTGGTGGATTACTTGAGGGTGCATCTGGT